TTCAGTTTCAATACCAGTTTCAGTTTCAGTTTCACCTCTTGCTGCATCAGGTCTATTATCGACAGGGAGACCTTGATCATCTACTTCTGGATTATTTAAAGCTCGATTAGTTAAATATCCTAATCCTAAAACAGTGGCACTTGCAAGACCAAAAACTAATGGGTTTCTTCTGGCAAATGATAGTAAAAGTCTAGAAAGTGCTGGAAGTTTACTTATCACAGTTATTGTTATCCTCGTTATGAGTCTACCAATTGAGTTACCAAATAACAAAAATCCAGCGATCAGAGCAGGATAAAAATTCTTGAAGAATCCAAGAAGTCCTTGTATAAAATTTTTATTTTTTGGATCTATAAGAAACTGGAAAAATCTTCCGGCGATCACGTTGAAAAGAAATTGAGCAACTCTTTCAAAGACACTCATTATAGGTTTCATTACCTTACCGAAAACTTTTCTTATACCTCTCATCGGGCCTTCTAATTTTTCTTCCCTTCTCCTCCTTCTCTCTCTTTCCTCAATTCTTAAACTTCTCGCATATATCTCTTGATTTATTTTTTCCTGATCCTTTAATGTTTCAGTAATTGTTGTTGTTACTTTTACAAGATCTTTTACGATTGCTTCTATGTTAGCAGTTGATGCTGTTTGAGATAATTTGGAAATATTCTCTCCAGTTCTAATTCTTCTCGCACTTATTATCCTTCTTAAAATTGTAATTTTTTTTGAATTATTTTCTACCTGTGTTTGTAAATCATCCTTACCTAAAAATTTTGACGCAGAAACTCTCCTTGTGGTTCCTCTAATTGGCATGGAACCGGCCATTTTATTAAGAAAATTTTCAAATACTGGAGAATTTTCATCCATTGCTTGCTTGACGCTGTTGTTCCTTTAGTCTTTCTTCTTCGAGATGTGCCTGTAGTAATCCTACATAGATGTCTCGTTCCCAAGGCATCATATTTTCAATCTCTGTCAAACTATATTTATGATACTGCATTAAGGCAAAATTCAATCTAAAGTAATTCTCTAGATTCATATGTACCAGAGCTAAGCGAAAAAAGACGCTAAACCCTCAAGCACAACATCACTCGTTACCTTTGTATTTGGATTAGTAACACTCACCGTATGAGATAATTTAGGCATAGTCTCAAAGAATTGTTCAACTTCTTTAAATTGATTTGAATTCATCGACTCAAGAAAGTCATTGATCTCTTTCTTTGTGCAATCTGATGCTGCCCAGACATCATCCTTTGTATAGATTTTATCAATACATGATCCAACTAAATCAAATGATTGATCCATAGCATTTGCACCAGACACATTTGGATCAAAATTATTTTTGATAAATTCATTTAATGAAGGATACTTTAACTCCATCATCAAATTATCATCTAATTTAACTTTGTTAGTGTGTTTGTCACTTTTAATTACTTGAATATCATCAAGGTTAATACTTACATCAACTTCAGTTTTATTGTCATCGGGACAAGTAATTTTTACATCAACTTCTTCACCGACAGACTTTCCACGAATGTTTAAAAACAAATATTCAATATCAAAAGTTGGTAGATCTTCAACCTTTATTCCTTTGGTAAGAATACATGATCGAATAACTGCCTTTGTTGCATTTGTTATTTGTTTTGTATCGTTGCTTTCAAGTGCTATGACTAATAACTTCTCTTCTTTTACAAGGAAGGGTCTATATTTAATAGTCTTTCCTGATGATGGCAATTCAAGTTCATAACTTGGGGTTGCAATTTTTGGTAATGGCATAATAATAATTCAGTAAGTTTATTTAGTAACTTATTTTAGGTAAATAAATTAAAAAGTGATTGGACATTAGCAGCTGCTTGTGCAATCGGATTAAGAACATCAGATATTGTTCCTGATTTTCCTCTATCAATAAAGTATCTTGTGTAAGCCATGGATACAGTACATTTCAGTAATGATGATTGATTATATGATACTGGCATTGAACTCACAGAAAGTGGAAAAACATTTACAAATTGATATGTGAGAGGATCTCCGTGACTTCTTGAGTCAATATTTTTTTCAAATTTAGTGATCTCAAGAGACCCTCTGTAATTTATCGGAAACTTCATCCGATATGAGAAGTTTGGATTTTTTACATTAGAAAGAATATTTTCACTTGTTTCACCAGTAATATAATTCATCCATCCTTCAAAAAATTTAATAGGATGATATTGATTTGCATCAACGTAGAAAGATAACTGGATTGAATCATCATATAATCTTCTATAAACATGTCTCTCCCTAACACCATGAAAGTCATTAAGAAGTTCTGTAGTTGCAAGTCTTGAACCGGGAAGAGATGCATCAGAGCATAATATGTTAAGTTGGTCTTGATCGTAATTTAAACCAGTCTCTCTTAAAAATCGATTGAAAGATCCATCAGAACGAGATGGAGTTCCAATATTGACTTGAAAGTGAGACGTAGTTGCAGGGTTAAGTAATTTTGATTTTATCTCTGCAAGCGATCTTCTTTGTGGTTGGATGGTAGCCATATATAAATATAGTTTGACCTTGTATATTATGTAGGCAAGTTATGGGAGAGAGTATCAAAAGCAAGTATACTCCTGTGTATCCACACAAGTATAAAGGCAACTCAAAGATGATTATATGCCGTAGTAGTTGGGAGAGAAAGTTTTGTCAATGGTGTGATATGAATAATAGTATTATATCATGGGCATCAGAGGAGTTCAGTATTCCTTATCTCTCTCCAAAAGATAATCGTGTTCACAAATACTATCCTGATTATCTTATCAAAGTAAAAGAAAAAAATAATATGATAAAAACTTATGTGGTTGAAGTAAAACCTTACAAACAAACACTACCTCCTAAAACTCCAAAAAGGAAAACAAAATCATATCTTACTGAGTGTGTTACCTATGCAGTCAATCAGGCTAAATGGAAAGCAGCAAAAGAATTTTGTGAAGATCATCGTATTGAATTTAAAGTAGTCACAGAGAAAGAACTTGGAATCAGATGAGCAGACTCGAAGGTAATAGTATAAACAATCCAACGAATGATCAAGAGGATATGATGTTAGAAATCATGTCTCTTTTAAATGATACTGTCACCCCAGTTCCTGATGTTGGAAACTTTTATACTTTCGTGTACAATCCAAAAACACCAAACATCACTTATGATCAACATCCACTTATAGCTTGCACTGACATATTTGGTTGGGGTTTCCGTGGTCTAAATTTTCATTGGAGAAAGTATCGTAACTACACATGGAATGAATTAGCAGGACAATTGTACGTAGTGCAACCAAATGAACTTGATGATCTTCTTGCAATACCTTATGCTAAATTTCGTCTAAATAACTAAAAAAGGTCGATGGCAGAATACACAACAAAAAAAGAAAAGTTAATTGTTCCCGGATCAGTTATAAAAGAATACAATAAAACTCAGCCATTATCTCAAATATATGGCACCGATTTTGCAGGTGATCAATATTATGATTATAGGTTAAATACAGAGACAGGAGTAACAGAAATATTCAGAGATAGTCCTTTTAAAATTTTTGATAGAAAAAATATAGGAACAATAGATAATAAAACAAAAAAAGTTGAATTGAATGATAATGCATCTGAATTTGAAAATTTTTTCTTTAAAAAAGATGAAACAAAAAAAAATATAGTAAAAATAAATCAAAAAAATCTTCTTGATAATGGATTATCACCAAAAGAAATAAAAGAAATACTTCCAACAAATCAAGCGACATCCGTTGAATCTGAATCAACGACTGTAGCTGATGTTAAAAAACCTGCCGTAGCAAAAGCGAGACAAAGTTATGAGACGGATCTTTGTTATCCTGTGACATTAAGAAGGGGATCTCAAGATAGATTACAGATAGATGTGAGACAGTTACAAAATAGAAGATTAAGAAATTCCCAATCATTAACAGTAGCTGATAGAAATTTAGGTAAATCAATCGGCAGAGTTTTTCTACCAATTCCTGCAGGAATTCAAGATTTTAATGGTGTTAGTTTTCAAAGTGGATCTCTCAACCCAATTGAATTAGCTGCTGCTCAAACTGCTTTGACAGGAGTAACAGAGGGGTTAGATGCAATAACCAATGAGGTCAGTTCGTTGGTGCGAGGTGCACTAGGCACTAGAGGTAGAACTGCAGATTTAAGAGAAGCAATTGCAACATACTTTGTTGGACAAGCAACAGGTATTGGTGCGAGAGGTATATTTACAAGAACGGTAAATGCAGTCGTGAATCCAAACTTAGAGTTACTATTCACTGGGCCAACTCTTAGACCATTTAACTTTACATTTAAAATGAGTCCTAGAGATAAAGGTGAATCAATAGTTGTTAAAAAAATAATCCGATTATTCAAACAATCAAGTGCTGTTCAAACAACACCATCTGGGTTATTTTTAAAATCTCCTGATGCATATACGATTAAATATTTAACTAAGGGATCAAGATCAATAGGATCAGCAACAACTCCAGAGGGTCTTGATTCTTTTGATGACACTCATGATTTTTTACCGAAAATAAAAAATTGTGCTCTCTTAAACTGTTCTGTAAATTATACTCCTGACGGATCTTACATGACATATGAAAACACTTCACCAGTTTCTTACACAATGACACTCAGATTTCAAGAGTTAGAACCAATATTTAATGATGACTATACAAATCTTGATGGTGACTCAGACGATTCAGTAGGATTCTAAAATGACTAATTCTTTTTTCAGTAACGTACCAGATTTTAATTACGTCAATCGTTCAGATGACGGGATAAGTGATGGTGACTATACAAAAGTAAAAAACTTTTTTAAAAAAGCAAAACTCAGAGAGGATATCATTGGAAACGTCGCTTTTTTTGAAAAATTTACTGTGCAAGGAGATGATCGACCAGACAATGTAGCAAATGAAATTTATGGTAATCCATTCTTAGATTGGGTTGTACTACTTGCAAATAATATAGTTAACATACAAAGTGAGTGGCCAATGTCACAAACTGATTTTAATACTTATGTGACAGAAAAATATGAAAACGAAGATACGTTATACAATGGCATACATCATTATGAAGCTAATGAAGTAAAGACAACAAACGATGTTATCATCATTCCATCAGGAACAAGAGTGAGCGTTGGACAAAGTGTTAGTTATTTTGATAATGGGTCTCAAGAACAAGTGACGGTAACAAATATTGCTTTACCAATAACAAATTTTATGCACGAACAAAAGATAAATGATGATAAACGAAATATTTTTTTACTAAAACCAAGATTTTTAAATTTAGTATTTGATGATATGGAAGATATAATGACATATAAAAAAGGTTCCACCCAGTTTGTGGATGAAACCTTAGTACAAGGAGATAATATTCGATTATACGATTAACTATCTGCTAATTTTTGAAAGTAGGATAGTGCATCATCTTCATCAGAATCAACAGTAGTAGTTGCTGCAGGAGTAGATACTGCTTGTGTAACTACTTTTTCTGCAACATCAAGACCTTCACTTTCACTCTCTAACTCTTCATCAGGAATGTAGCGATTGACTGGCTTTTTGCCAAGAACATACTTCAAACGCTTCTCAAGATCATCGTATGACTTGAACTGGTCTGGAGCAGTGATCGCAGTAAGTGAATACTGTCTCTTCCATAATGCTTCAAGAGCATCATCATCTTCAAGAACTGGCCCTATCTTGTCAAATTCTGACTTGTCATAGTTCCAATATCCATCTTTCTTCACAATCTTCAACTTGAAGTTAGCACCTTGCCAGAAGTCAAAAGGATTGATTGGAGTCTCATCTTCAAACTCTGGTTGCATTGCTTCCATAATCTTATCAAATATTTTTTTACCATACTTAAATAAGAATACTTTGCCTTCATTAGAAGGGTTTGTAGGATCTTTCACGACATAGATGTTGCTGTAGTAAGATAACTTGCGTTTCTGTTTACGCACGACATCTTTGTCAGACTCATTGCCACTGTTCCATAACTCACGATTGTAGTCGGAGACAGGATCCTTTTGACCATTTGTGGTTAGACTATTTTCAATATACCAACCACCAGGCCCTTGAAAGGCATGAGTGTACATTTTTGCCCATGGGAACTCTTCGTTCTCAGGTGCAGGGAGGAAACGGATAACTGCATATCCATTACCTGTTTTGTCTAGTTCTGGTTTCCAGAGACGCTCATCGCCACCGCCACCAGATGTGTTCGCTTTTTCAACTTCTTTAACAAGTTTTGCAGTCAATGAACCTAGTGATGACTGCTTCTTTAGGTCTGCGAAAGACATAGTTACCTCGGATTAAATTAGATTTGGCTTGTGTGTACTCTTCTATTATATACTAAAAAGTGCCGATGTCAAATTGCTTTCTCATGAGTTC